TTTTTTATGCACGGATCACTTGACCCAGATGAAAAAGTTATGGCAGAATCTGAAGCTCAACTAGAGAATCATCTAGCAGCAAAGCGTAAGGCAATCGCAGTTTGTAATCAAGGTGTTGTTAGCAAACTGTATGATGTAATTGCCGAACTTGGGTGGGATTGCTATGACAATGTTGCTGTAGAGATTGGTGGTACTTCAGTCTATGAGATTGATGGTGCTGGAACCAAGTGGGCACCTGTCAAAGGAACTCGCAAGTATAACAAGGATGCATTTATCGTGATTAAGAATCTTGATCGCAATCCTATCGTCCCTTCTCAACCAAATCCAGATCTAAAGCAGCATCATGAGTGATAATATCGTCCCACTATTCCCGACACCTGTCGGCGCATATGAGATTGATATTGATTTAGATTTTGTGTATAGCAAAATCACAGAGTATGTATCTGCACCTCATTTTTTGCTTGAGGAATCTGATTCTAGTTTTGGGCAAGAGAGTAACATCTTACATGATCCTGATCTTGTTCATCTCAGAGCAGAGATTTTGGCTTGTATTAAAGATTATACTGATGCCACATGTCTTCAAGAACTAGAGATAACTGGTGCTTGGTATAATCAAATGAGGAAAGGTGATAAAGTAACCTTGCATCGACATGAGGGTAGTGTTCTTAGTGGTGCTTTTTATGTGAGGACGGATGAAAACACTGTTCCTCTTAGATTCCAAAGTCCACTAAAACCATATAAGATGAATGACTTGTATGAGAATTTTAATTCTCAATATGCAAGTTCTGGAGTTCAGATTAATGTGCAACCAGGGAATCTTCTTTTGTTCCCTAGCTGGTTGGAGCATGAGACAGATGCAGAGTGTGGTGAACGATGTGTGATTAGTTTTAATACTCTATATAAAGCGATGTTTGTAAATCCTGACACCTAAGTTGACGGGCATTTAAAACTATCTAATATAGTATAGGTTCGCATAGAACACTTACTATGAGAAAAATTAATACGTTCATATTAGGTTTTACTATTGCAATCATTGATTACCTTTACAGGGGTAGACACTTCCAAAGATTCTGGGTGCTTGAGGAGATTGCTCGGGCACCCTATTTTGCTTTTTTGAGTGTGCTTCATTTGCGTGAATCTCTAGGTTTACGTGGTCAGTGGCATATTTATTTGATGAAAGAACACTTTGAGCAGTCGGTCAATGAAACAGAACATCTGGAGTATATGGAAACTCGGGGCGGTAATTCTTATTGGATTGATCGCTTTTTTGCCAGACACCTCGTACTTGTCTATTATTGGATCAACGTGGTTTATTATTGGGTATCTCCTCGCGCTGCTTACCATCTCTCATACGAAATAGAGATGCACGCAGCAGAAACATATGCAGATTATCTTGCACATGTGGACTATAATGATAAGGATATTTGGAGAATCATGAATGATGAGATCCAACACTTCCAAGAACTTGCAGAGGCAATGAGAATTCTTGACCCTGATCATCTAACTGTGAGAGAGAAGGATCGTGAACCATTCCCACCAGATGTAAGCGATTTGGTAGTAAAAGAGGAGGTTATCAAATGAACTTAGCAAACGCACTTTTATGGATCTCTCCAGTGTTTGTGATTACTACAGTGTATTTTGGGATAAGAAAAGGAGAGAATAAGTATTATGACAGCGACAAGTATGACGGGAATGGATGTGCTCACTAAAGGAATTGTAATCTTCGGTGCTACTGGAGATTTGTGTAAGAGGAAATTAATTCCCGCATTGTATAAACTCTGGCAGAAAGATCTTCTCCCAGAAAATTTTGTAATCACTGGATGTGCTAGACGTGAACCAACACCACAACAGTGGAAGGAATCTTTAGGTGATTATCCAGAAGAGTTTTTTCATCATTTAGATTATGTCTCTGCAGATCTAGACAATATTGATAGTCTCTCTAGACTTCCTGATTATCTAGATGACAATACTTACTTCTTGTCCGTACCGCCAGAAAGATATGCGAATGCTATCATCAATCTCAAAGAAGCAGGAAGACTCGACGACCCAGAAACATCCCGTGTGGTTATTGAGAAACCCTTTGGGCACGATTATAAATCTGCTAGTGATTTACAGTCTGTGGTTGAGCGATATCTACGCGAAAAACAAGTCTATCGCATTGACCATTATCTTGGCAAAGATACTGTTAATAATATACTTGCTACTCGGTTTAGCAATATTCTGCTGGAACCTCTATGGAACCGCAATTACGTAGACGAGGTTCAGATTTTTGCTACTGAAACTTTAGATTGTAATGGACGTGCTCAGTATTATGATACTGCAGGTGCAGTTCGTGATATGTTGCAGAATCATGTTCTTCAAGTCCTGGCACTAATTGCTATGGAAGCACCCTGTAAAATGGATGCTAGGGAAATCAGACGCGAGAAGACAAAGGTTCTTGCTGCCACTAGAATGGGTACAAATGCTATTCTTGGACAATATGACACCTATCGTTCTGAAGAGGGGGTTGATCCTGACAGTCGTACTCCTACCTATTTTGCTGGTAGTTTATTCGTTGATAACTGGCGTTGGGAGGGAGTTCCTTTTAACGTCATGACAGGCAAGAAGATGCCCTATGGATGTGTGGAGGTTGTAATTAAATTTAAGGCACCACCACAACAACTATTTGAGGGTGAGGTTAATGACCGTATTGTTATGCGTTTACAACCACATCCACACCTTGACATTATGATGGACATCAAGACTCCAGGTATGAGTCAAGGAGTTGAACCAGCAACACTAACACATAGATATCCTGATTGGTTGGGGGTCGATGGCTACGAGAAACTTCTTTTTGATTCTATCAACGGTAACCAGTCTAACTTTGTCCATGCAGATGAGGTCATGGAGTCCTGGAGAATCGTTGATGATCTTCTCTGTACTGGGGAATCTTGCCCCATTCTTACTATTCCTTATCTATACACAAGTGGCTGGGGACCCCAGTCCAAAACGGAAGAGATAACTAATTGGGATTATCCAGCATGAGTGTATTTTTTGTAACGGTCTTCATGGGACTTCTTATTGCTGGTATGCAATTAACTTGGCCAGGACGGTATAGAGGATAGTTTATAAATATATGAAACCCAGTGTAGATTATAATGGCAGCAGTACCATTGAATCTGACCCTAGAGCAGGGAACAGACTTCCAAGTAAACTTTACTGTAAGGAATAAAGATCAGTCTCCTCTCAATCTCCTTGGTTATACTGCATCCAGTGAGATGCGGAAGCATTATACTGCGACAAAAAAGTATGACTTTGATGTCACTTTTGTTGATAGATCTCAGGGTAGATTGAGACTTAGCATGACGGATGCTGTCACTGGAACTTTGGCAGAAGGCAGATATGTCTATGATGTATTTGTAACTTCTGCAAATGGAACCAAGACAAAGGTTGTCGCTGGTATGGTCTTAGTACAACCAGGAGTTAGCTTCTAATGGCAGATTACATAATCACGTTAGATGATGATCAGGACGCCAGTATTGGTACACCAGATTATAATATTGGTGTAAATTATGAGATCCCATCAAAGAGTGTACAGTATCAGAATTTAATTCTTGATAGTATTGCATCTCAGTTTGATGGTACAAAGACTACGTTTGATCTTTATGTTGATGGGGAACCTTATACCCCCGTCAATGCTCAAGGTTTGATCATATCTATTAATGATGTGGTTCTTAGTCCAGGAGTTGACTACAACGTAAGTGGTAGTCAGATTATTTTTACCAACCCACCTGCAGCATCTAGTGACTTCTTCGGAGTTGCTCTTAGAACTGTTGCTGATCTTACAAGAACAATTAATTTTGTTCTTGATAATGGTTCAAATGATATTACTTCTGGAGTAAAAGGATCTCTTGGTCTTGATGTATCTGGTAGAATTGAATCCTGGACTTTGGTTTCAGAGAATGAAGGTTCAATTGTTATAGATATTAAGAAGGATAAGTACGATACTTATCCAGATAGTTTGACTTCCATTGTAGGATCGGAGTATCCACGGTTGTCAACTCAAAAGAAAAATAGAGACGAGTCACTGTCCACTTGGACTACAGACGTTGTTGCTGGTGATATTTTAGATTTTAGCGTTGTCTCTTGTACGGGCATTCAAAAATGCTCACTGTTCCTTAGACTAATCCTATAATTAAGGAACATTATAAATAAATCATAGGAAACACATGTTCATTAGGAGTCCACTCAGATGGCTTTATTAGTATCCGACAACGGTGAACTTCAGTCGCTCAGATACCTGGTTAATTCTGATAGAAATATCCCCAGAAATCTTATCTTGAAACTGTATACTTCAAATACAGTTCCAACTGAGACTGATGTTCCCTCCCAGACCGCATATTACGAACCCTACGACGCTACAGGTCTTGTAGGTTATGGCACTGCGCCTTCCACAGGTTATCCTTCCATCATCAACGCACGTCATGATGAGGATTATTCCAGACAGTATGGAATCTTCCTGAACGGAAGTGAGTGGAATGTAAGAACCATTCTTAACCCAATCGCTACCACCACTGGCAGTGGTAACGTCAACGAGTACACGATCACGGTATCCTCTGTTTCCAATATCGCGGTTGGTCATTATGTAAGCGGCGGTAATGTCGGTACTAACGCTGTTGTTGCGGCAATCGATGGTAACACTATCGTTCTTACTGTAAAGAACGCTGCTACCTTCTCTAACCAAGCACTTGAGTTTGGTGTCGGTACAACAACTGCATCTTATCCTGAGCAGACTTTCACCTTTACCTCTGCTGCTAATAACATCTACGGTTATTATCTGATCAGAGCAAACAACCTGCCTATCTCCCTGAACGGTGTTGAGCACGCGGTTAACGTCGGAACTGGTCTGACCATTGCTAAGGCACAGACAAGTGGAACTATCGGTAACTCTTATATCGATCTGTATCCATTCCAATGGTCTCCAACCGTAGCTGGTATTGGATCTGAGTTTACTCTGACTGTATCCTCTAATGTTGGTATTAATACCAGACAAAGAGTTCTTGGTGCTGGAATCGCTGAAGGTGCAAGAGTTGTTGGTATCATGAATACCACCACCATTGTTCTTGATAAGAAGAACACTGGCACAGTATCTGGTGTTGCTACCTTCTATCAAGAGAACACCGAAGACATCTGCGTCGGCATGGGTGTCACCCACGGTAACATCGGCGGTGAGGTTGCTGCTATCCTCGCAGACACCACCATCACTGGTATCGATGAGAAGACTGGTAGAGTTTACCTGAGCAGCGAACTTCAGAACAACATTCAGAACGCTACTGGTAACATCGTCTACTTCAACTATGCTGAAGTAAGCGTTGGTGCTACTACTCACGGACTGGTTGCTGGTGACGTAATCTACGTTGCTGCTGGTGCTGCTAACACCACCACAACCTCTGGTACTTACACCATCCACACCACTGAGGATGAGAGCACCTTCACCACTGCTCCTGCGATGACAGGTATCGGAAGTGCAACTCTCTACAACAGCATCTTCTTCGCTGAGAGATTCACAAATGGTCCTTACAACATCCAGAACAACGGTGACCAAATCAAAGTTACTCTGAACGTCAGCCTCGACTGATTACTTTACACAATATACTTTGTCATGGAGGGGTTGCCTGGTGCGATCCCTCCTATTTTTTTAGGAGATAATAATCGCTATGCCCGCTTTTAATGTAGGTGTAAACTCAACTTTTGAACAGCAGCGTCAGATAATAAATGCAATCGCTGTTGATACTTTTGCATTATCAACAACTTTATCTGGTATTACTTCAGATGGTCTCGTAGTAACTTATAGCGAGGAGTCTGGAGTATCTACAGTTTCGGGATATGCCAGCATTGCAGGGGTTGCAACTTATGCCACCAACGCTGGTGTATCAACCTACGCATCTTTTGCAGGAGTATCCACATATGCTGGTCTTGCTGGTGTAGCAACTTACGCTGCTAGTGCAGGTGTAGCAACCAATGCAGACTATGCTACTATCGCTGGGTCTGCTGCCTTTGCAACTGTAGCAGCGGCAGCCACTAATGCTAGTTATGCAACACAAGCAGGAGAGGCAGCATTTGCTCCTTATGCTGGCATCTCCACCTATGCAACAACTGCTGGTGTAGCAACTAATGCACAAGGACTTACTGGAGCTCCTAATGTAATTGTTGGTGTCATTACTGGTGGATTATTTGTTGGAGATGGATCAGAACTTACAGGTATTAATGTAGGTGTCTCCACATTTGCTGACGTTGCTGGATTTGCTACTGCTGCTGGCAATGCATCTACTGCTAATTATGCTTCTGTCTCTGGACTGGCAACTGCTGCAGCAGGACTAACAGGAACACCAAACCTGAATGTTGGTATTGTTACAGCAACAAAATTTGCTGCAAATGATGCAGAGTTTACTGGAATACTGACAGCACAAAGTCTTAAAGCAATCTCTGGTTATGTATTATCGCCTGATGGACAACAGTCTATTCAAATTTTGAGTGGTAGTGGGTCTGTAAACTTACCACTTGGTATTGGTACAGATGTTAATGTTGCAGGTATTGTAACTGCTCTGAGATTTGTTGGTGATGGATCTCAACTGACGGGTGTTAATACTACGGGTGTTACTACTATCACTGCGGGTGATAATATTCTTGTTACTCAGACTGGACAGGTTGCAATCGTAACTGCTGTATTCAGTGGTGGTGCAACAGGATTCTTTGAGGGAACAAACGGTGTTGGTATTGGTACAACTTCTAAGGTTGGTATCGGTACAACCATACCATCAGAGATGCTCACAGTTAAGGGCAACGTTGATGTTAATGGTAATATTGTAGTAAATGGTGAGATAAGCGCACCTTCCAGAATTAAGTTTGGAACTGGTGGAGAGAACATAAAAATTGGTGATCTAACTGGTGGTAATGGTGCTGCCAATATTGCTATCGGTGATCAGGCATTAGGTACAAATAATGGTGGAGATGGGCACAACATTTCTATTGGACAATTATCAAATTACGGTGTAACTTCTGGTCAGTATAATATATCCATTGGCGATAGAGCGGGACAGAATGTTACATCTGGATCTTATAATGTTCTCCTTGGTGCATATAATGGTAATCAAAATGGTTTAGATATTAGATCTTTATCTAATAATGTTGTTCTGTCTGACGGTGCTGGTAATATTAGACAGTATATTAACTCTAGTGGTGATGTAGGCATTAAGACTACCATTATTACTGAGGCATTGACTGTTGCTGGTGTTGTATCTGCAACATCATTCTATGGAACACTTCCTGCAAGTCAGTTGACTGGTGCTCTTCCATCTCTGGATGGTTCTGCATTGACTGGTGTTACTGCTATTGGATCTGGTGTTGAGATTAGAGACAGTGATTCTCCTGTTGGTGCTGCAGCGACAATCAACTTTGGTAATAACCTTAGCGTAGTATTGAGTGCAGGTATTGCTACGATCACTGGATCAAATACTGCATCCTTTGCAACCAATGCTGGTGGTCTTACTGGTCAACCAAGTATTATTGTTAGTGATATTACTTCTGATGGACAGTACACTGGATTTACATCCATGACTGGTGAAGCAAATCATTTCTTCACCATGAGGACTAATGGTGATACTGGTGCTGTAGTTGGTATTAATACTAAACCTGCAAATGATCTTGAGGGATTTGGAACATTAGTTCTTGATGGAGCATATTATTTGCCTGGTGATATTAAAGGTGGTGGCAAAATTGAAATGAAAAACATGGGGAG